AAAAAAGGGGTGCTTCCACTTCACCCCTAGTGTTTATAGTGTCGGCAAACTGTGAATAAAAGTTAATGTCCTCGACTTATCAGGATTCACAGTTCCATACTTCACTTCCAATTCTGCATTCTTCAGAAGTTTTCCGCCAGCGTTACAAACAACGTTTCCAACACCGGGAGTTAAGGTTCCTTCGATCACATCTGAAATAAGCGAAGACATCAAATGTGAAAAGTCTCTGCTTGTGTGAATTCCACCTTGTGCGATTGCGAGGCTTCGCGCTGTGCTATTAACAACTTTCTCAACTGTTTTAGCTGGTCGTGTGCTTGTTTTAAGCATGTTATCTCCTTTGACATTTGTAGTCGGCATTTGAAACAGCAATCAAACCAAATTGTGTTTTTGCACCAATTTGCATACTCATATTTCATGTGCCATCGATGCCAGTGTTGCTCCTTCCATCTAAATTGCGCAAGATTACATTTCAAACATTTTGGAAATGGATAACATAGCAAAATGCCTCTCATAACACTGATAAACAAGCAAGCTTCTTCAAACGTTAGATAACTGTCATAGTGAAAGTGGTATGGAAACGTGCGGATTAAATAACTGGTTTGTACATCTAATGATGGAAATTCGTCTTCTAAAAGCGTTACTAATCTGTTAAATAATATGCAGTGTTCACACTCATCATCTTTATCTTTAAGACTTATCAACGTTTTTAAGTCGCTTTTAGAGAGAAGCGTCCGAATAGTTACCAAAACTGGTTCTGCTTCCAATAGTGGAATTATCCCGGTAAGAAATCGCTCTTGATCATCCGGGTATATCCAAGTTCCACAACCACCATTGCCGCCGCTCTCTAAAAACTCAAAGTTAGGTAAAAATGCATGGAGTACTTTATCTCGTTGTGTGCTTGTTAACAACGGAAATCGCTTTTCCAACTCACGATGGAACAAATCGTCAGGACGCATACATGGTCTATCGTCCCATTCGGAATTAGTAGTTCCATCAGCGTTATGGATGTATCTAACGTGTCCCATGATGGTTTCAAAACTCCGCTTTGATGATCTTCGGATACTTGCGGTTCACGTCAACCCAGACTTGTTTTGGAACTGTTAACTCCCTACACCAGTTCAAGGCTTCGTTAACTGTAGGGGGCGCTTTCTCAGAACCCATACGTTGTTTCCACCATTGAACAGCCATTCCACCAGCTTTGCCGGGGTGCTCCAAACAGACGATTTCAGAAAAGTCTCTCAAGCCGCAGATGTAATTCACTCTGAGAATGTTGAAACCGTTAGATTGAAACCCGTTGTACAAAACTCGATCAACTCTGAACTGGTGAACCATCGGTACGTCAGTTCTAATTAGTTCATCGGTTCCTGCCGTGGCGCTGATCTTTACTTGATGAGGGAACACATAGCCGCAAACGTAGCAAACTGTTGCGCTGGCATGATTGTAAGTGCCGCACTGGTCGCAAATCCTAATAGGGGCAACACCGGGTTGTCCTTGACCCTTTTTACGGGGTAGAACAGGGTCGTTGATTGGTCCCAATCTAGGGGTGTTTCCGGCAAAGTCAAGGCAATTATGAACTAACAAGCCTTCAACGGTAAATCTGTTGAAAGGTCCGGCATTAACAATGTCGTAAACCTTACTCGTTTTGGTCGCGCATTGTGCATGTTTTGCACTGGTGTTATCCAACGAATATTTCCAGCTTCGTAATGTCCATCGTTGTTGATTCGATCTAGCTGAAGATGTTTGAATAAACCTAAATTGGTTTGAATCCACACACCCATTGCTGTAGGACTGGAGAAGTTGAATTGTATTCCTCTTCCACCATAGTCGTAATAGCGTTTGTTCAATGGATTCTGACAGCGTTGTTTTGCAGCGTTGCAACGCTTTTCTAACCATTTTGGACATTGACGCGGGTTGCCACAAGGACGGCAATTTGCTTTTCCAGTAATTAAACTTGTGTACTCCGTTTCGTAAGTACGCAAACAATCGATGCATTGTGTATGAACATAAGCACGATTCTGTTTGCCCTTGCGAATGATTGTTGGTGAAATAACCTTCAAACGTTGAAACTGCCGTTTTGTCAAATCCAGTGATTGAAATTCCAATCTGTTCTTGCCTACAGAACCCAAAGGGCGACCACCCTTGTTTCGTCCAGACGTTATGGTCTGGGGTGGCTGTAAGTCCTGCATAGGAGATAACATTCTTTTCTCCTTTGTAAACAACTCCATCGTGATCGACAAATGCAGTGCCGTCCCACACTTTGTGTTGAATAGTTACTTGCTCAATTGGCACTAGACCGCTATCAGTTAATACTCGTTGCCCTTTGGCAATGCACAGGCAGTCTTCCTTCTGCGTCTCTGGTGATGGTCTGGTACCCCTGCCTAACATCTGTACCCACAAACCAGTGGACAGCGTTGGGCGCATCATAAGGATCAGATCAATTGGAGGATGATCAAACCCGGTTGTCAAGATGTTATTGGTGACAGCGCAACGTAACTTGCCGGTGCGAAAGTCACTGATGTATTGGTCCCGGTCACTCTCCGGTATCTTGGAATGAATTGCCTTCGACGGAATACCGAAGTTGTTCAGCATTTCCGCGATGTGTTCAGCGTGTTTGATTCCCGCCGCGAAGGTTAACCAGCAGTTTCGATTTGAAGCAATGTTCAACGCCTCTTTGCAAGCTGTGTACGTCACATCATGGTGGTCAACTCTCTCTTCCAATTCGCCGGTTGCATAGTCACCGTTTCGTATCGGAACCTTACTTAAATCAAAGGTGAGGTTCGTTCGCTTCGGGATCAACATGCACATGTAACCGTCATCGATCAGCCGGTTAAACGAACGCATCGTAGTGCAGTCGTAACATATGTCAGTGAACAAACCGCTTTCAGTGAGCAATCCTTGCCCGGTACGATAGGGCGTTGCTGTGAACCCAATCACTTTCAAGCAAGGGTTTCGATTCTTTAGAGCGGTGACTACAGCACCGTACATCGAATCGTCCTTACCGCTCATTAAGTGCGCTTCGTCCACCAGCATTAAATCAAAACTGCCTAGCACTTCAATGCTGTTTGCAACGGTTCCAATGCCGCCGAAGATGATAGGCCATTGGTGTTCTTTCTTACGTAAACCAGCAGAATAGATGCCGAATGGGGCAGAGGGCCAAATCTGCTCTAACTTGCTGGAGTTCTGTTTGATCAATTCCTTCACATGGGTCAGTGCAAGGATGCGAGATGATGGATACCTTTCCATCACATGTTGTATGAACCAACCAATAACCAAGGATTTCCCGGTGCCCGTAGGCAGCGCGATGAGGGGATTTCCCGTTTTCGCCTGAAAGTATTGCCATATGGCACCTTCAGCTTCAACTTGATACGGACGTGGGATTAGCGCATCCACAACTATCCTTTTTCAATCGTCCCACAACTTTTTCAGTTAAGTATCCTTTGGTGTTGCACATGTAACATGGTGCAACGTTAAGATACTCCGAAGGGTGCCGCAGTAACCCGGACCCGTTGCAAACGTGGCATACAACACCGCAATACTGCACCTCCCGATTGGTGACGGCAGCGTGTGCGATGTTGTAGCACATCGTTTCTTGGACGGTCAGTTTCATTTCAATCAATTGAAACGGGTTCTGTTTGCTGCATAATTGATTCAAGAACTTGATTGATTTTCTCTCTGTTCAGCGGACTTGCGGTAAGTGTGTTCTTGCCATCGGTGATCAATAGTACGAAGGTTACTCCGATGGTCATGTTCACGGTGATCATGTTGACAATCGCCTGAACTACGGCAGGGTTCATTTGCTGTACTGGAGTTGGAATGTCCAATCCTGTTCCGTTGTTGCTATCGTCCATTGTCTTTACCTTTCTGAATGGGGTTGTGATGTTGAAACTGCATCAAATAATTCGCGGCGGCAAACAATACATTAGGGTCATCGTTTGCGTAGCCTAACAGGAGATTGCAACGATCACACAACAAACCACGAATGACGTTAGTTAAATGAGAATGGTCAACGTGCCAATGTCTAAGTCCGCTGCCGGGTTGAATAGTTCCGCAAATTGCACAGCGGTTATGCTGATATCGGCACATGTCGTTGTAGTCGTCAACTGTTGTGTCATAACGCCCTTTCAAAGACGATTTCCACTGACTTAAAGCAATTATCTCAGGATGTGTTTTGGCACGTTCCTTGTTATAGCGTTTCTGCCACTCGTTTTGTTTATCTCTACTAGCTTTTGAGCGGGGCATAGCTATCACATCCAAGCGGAATGAAATCGGCTGGTATTACTGCATTGTGTTGACGGCAAAACCATTGACCGTTTTCAACAGGTTTGCTGAATTGGCAGCTACGACAATTCTTGTCAATTGGTTCTCCGTCATGGCAGACACCTCTCATTTTGCACATGTTGCAGATGAAGAAATTGCGTCTGTTGCTGATTTTCTTTGGCGGTTCAGTCGCTTCAAGAATGATGAATTCAGCTTTACGCAAGGCTTCGTTTGCAATCTGTTCGTTTAACTTAACTAAGATAAATTTCCAATCAGAATCGTTCTTGTTCTCCGCGACGTAGAGGCATTGAGTAAGGTTCAGTCCCTTGCCGTAGGTGCAATCTTGAACGTAGTGCTCTGGTTTGGTTTCAAGCAGACCCTTGTCAAGATTATTGAACCCGGCACCGGTCCCAGACGTTTTGCACTCAAGTAAACACGGTTCGGTGATACCCCAATCCGGGGCGATAAATACTCCGTCAACGCTTCCGCCAAAGTGACCGTTAACCGCTCTGAAGAGTAACTGAGGATTGTTTTCATCGCACCCATCCAAGAATTGAAAGCCGATTTGTCTTAACCAATATCGGACGCGTGGTTCAAGATCGTGACCGGCATTGAACAGGCGCAACTCTCTGCCGGAATAGGTTTCACGATGCATCCAATGAAAGTGATAGTAGAGATAGCGCAAGCATTCTCTTCCAATCACAGACGCGCCTAAATGAGTGCGGTAGCCTTCCACATCAGCCGCTTCAATAGCAAGGTTGACTGCACGGCTGATACTATCCGCACGTTCCCGCAGTAGTTCCGCGTTGGTCCAATCAAGAGGTTCCATTTTTAATCTGCAAGCTTTCTGTTTTGCCATTGGCGCATGGCATTCGCTAGTTCTTGCGCTTCGTATCCTTTGGGTGTGAATTGAATTTGTGGATTAAGGTTTATCCAATATTCAATTACATCCGGTGCGGTAACATCTTGCGCTCTGAGAACGAACAGCGGTTCATCAGGCGCGGCTTTTTCCCAACACGAATCGCCTTTTGCTTTTGTACTCATTTAATCAACTTTCATTTTGGGAACCGGAGTGTTTAGGTCCGGTTCCCCGTTCACTCACCGTCTCTGCGCAATGAGTTTTTTGGTAACTCTGAGCACTCCCCTTTCTGCGCTACGGTGAATTCCTTTACTGAGTTGCCCACGGTGGCCTAGTGACCGGTGCCTGTTGTGCTCCGGGTTGCTGCATACCCCATTGCGGGGCTGTAGGGGCGCTCACCGGAACTGGTGGACCGGGGGCAGGTTGTACGAACGGGGGCGGTGCAGGGGCGGCAAACGGTTGCTGGACGGGCGCGGCAAATGCCGTCTGACCGGACAGGGGCGGAGCAGGGGGCGCGGCAGCGGGTGCCGGTGGGGGTGGAGGTGGTCCGAAACCGGGCGGGGGTGCCGGTGCCCCTGTTGGTGCGGCAGCTTGCCCCGGTTGCGTCTGTTTTGTAGGCAGAGAACCATCCAGCAATTTGACAACCTTCACTTCCGAATACTTCGGGTTGTCATCTTGCGGACCGATGGTTGCTATCAGGCGTCCACCCAGTATTTGAGCGGTGTCTTGAACGTAAGGGCGTCCAATGGCGATACAGTATGCGGCGAACTGCTGATGTGCAATTCGTTTCGCCACTTCGCTTTTGTTAAACATGTTGAGGCGTTCCTTCTGTGTCAAACCTCTTGCATCACCGTCCGTCACCGTCAGTGTTAGTTCAAGGTATCCAGAAGAAGGATCATTCTTAACTACGACTGGTTCGGCAGCAGTGATTTCTACTCTGTAATCAGCGAGTGGAAAACACACCGCTCCACCTTGCGTTGGGTCGTAGTCGTATGCGTTGAATGGTACTGGTAGTTGCATTTGTTTCTCCTATGCCAGTGCTTTCTTGAAGATGTTTCCTAGATGCGGATACTCAACCGCATCGAGTGTTCCTGATCGATCTTTGGCTTGCCATGTAACTGCTGATTGCGTGTGAATTGCGGTGTAGCTCTTGCCGTTGGTTGGATCAATGCCAACAAACATGTGGAGAACCAAATCAAAAAAGTACGGCAATTGCGCTTGCAGTTTTTCAGACGGCATGATGGGGGAAGCACACTTTGTCATTCCCGCGTCTATCTGCATTTGCTTCGCAACCATGATGATGTTCTTACCGGGTATGTCTCGAAAGTTGCGAATCAGACGGTACATCTGTTGTTGCATTTCGCCATAGGCGCGGCGTCCATCCGTGTTTTGCCGCAACGATTCAGCTAAGACAACTTCGGCAATCTCCGATAATGAATCAAGTCCAAAGGTCGTGTATTTCTTGGCGTCCGCACTGTTCACTACCCAGTCATAAGCTTCAACCAACTGCTTATAAGTACTGATATCGATGAACGGTACACGCTCTTTTCGCAACGACAGCAAACCGCTTTCAGCCGATAGGATTAAAGGGTTAGGGGCAGTTGCCAGTAAGCGAGTCTTACCAATACCAGACTCACCATACAAG